GAGTTAGGTATTTCAATTTTCAGTTTCATATATATATAACGTATTTAAAAGTGTATTTTATAATATACTAAGATAATAAAAAAAGGGCAGCCATTTCTGACCACCCTATCTATATTGTAACTAACCTAAATACTACAACATTTTATTCATATTTATTTTCTTGTGCATATTCCCAGACTTGTGAATGTATTGCATCATCAACCCAATCCCAATAAAAATCAGTTATATCTATTCCGTTTAATGTAACATCTAATATTTCTAAATCACTTTCAGGTGGATTGTAATAACTACCATCATCCCAATAATACTCATAAGAAATATTTAAATTATAATTAGCTTCATCAACATTATAATCTCCTTTTACTTTCATAGTTCTAATTTTTTTAAATGTTCATATTTGTTTTTTAATTCTTGTAGTTCTAACCTAGTATTGTTTCTGTCATCTCTATATTGACTTACAATAGCATCGTGAACTCTAACTTCTTGTTCCATTGTATTTGCCCAAAAGAATATCCCAATTAATGATTCTGACATTAAATTAATCTCTTTATTATGTGGGCTTTTATCCTTCCATTTTTTTATTAAGTTTAGAGCTGCATCCATATGTGCATAAAACTCTAAGTCTTTTAAGTTCTGGATTTTACTTTTTTGTAATTTCATATATTATAATGATAAGGTAAATTCTTGAAATGTTTCATTCCAATAAACCTCTTGATAGTCTCCTATTTGTGTATTAAATCTATATAGTTTACCACCTACTAATATTACTTTGTCTTCCATTTGTTTTGTTTTTAGTTATAATCAAATATAACACTTATTTAGTTATAAACAAAATATTTTATAACTCAATTAGTTAATGTAGTAATTACCTCTGTTTGGGTTCTGGAGTTGGTAGCTTACAGAATAGCGTATCGCATCAATACAATGATTCCATTTATCTATTGGTGTATTTGATTTACGTTCAAGCCAACAATAGTTATTAAGTTCTTTAATGAGGTTTATGCTGTTACGTTCAACAACAAGATCATAGTCTTGTAATAATGATATTCCGTAAGTAATAGAACCTTGACCTTTTATTGACTTTACTACATTACATCCTTTTGCTTTGACTTCAGCTATTAATCTAGGTTCAGCTGAATCACCTACTATTAAACTACTTCTAGCGTGTTTAAGATTTAGTTGTGCAATTTGTGTTGTTGTTAGTCTAGGTAAATAAAAGCACTCTTTTAAATAGATTATCTTATTAGTTGTGTCTATGTTAGTTTCTATCAATGTTGAACTGTCTGATGCAAATCCATAATCTTGACCAAAAACTGAAACACCTACTTTTTTAAATTCACCTATCTTCCAATTGCTAAATATTACACCCTCAGCTTTTGCTAACCATCCACCTAACATTTGATGTTTATATTTCTCAGGTCTTCGATTCTTTATGTTATCTATTTGTGTTAAGTAAGATTGAGATAGATTTTCTTTATTGTCTAAGTATGTTGTGTGTATATATGTTGTGTTATCTTTTGTTGTGTTGCTGCCTTCCATTATACCTTTCTCTTCAAAGAACCTAGAATATATCCAGTGTTCTTTTGTAACAGGATTTAAAATTAGTATTACCCTGTTTTGTTGTTTAAGGTTTCTAACTGATAAATCTATCTTATCAAATATACCTTCATCTACAAGTTCTTCAGCTTCATCCATTACCCAGGTACTTACATTAGTTAAAGACTTTAGGTTTGCAGTTTGGTCTCCTGATGATGTCTTAATACCCTTAAATAATATCTTACTTCCAGAACGCTTATTAATGATTTCGTCTTTTGTTATATGAAAGTCATCTTCTATTTGTAGTGTTTCAATCTTGTCTATAAATTCAGGTATTATAGATATGTATGCAGAAGCAAGTGTAAACCTAGTAAATAGTATTGTGTGTCCAGCTTCGTAAGTTAACAACACTAACAGTAAATTAATAGAAAACGATTTACCTGAACCTCGACCACCAGTAACTATAAAGTACCTAGAATCAGAAGAGGTGATTGGTTCATACTTTTTATTGATGTCTATCACTTAAACTTAATAAGGTCTTTAAAGTTTATGTTAAAGCCTTCAGAAGATGTTATGTCAACAGACTCTTTAGGTTTACCATAACGATAACCAAAATATAAAGACATTGCTCTTGAGTCTCCTTTAAGAACTTGTTGACCTAGTGTTTTAATAACCTCATCATTATTAATAAGATTATCTAGTTTTTCAATAAGTCTTACCTCATCAGCCTTTCTTGGTCTACCAGAACCCGCCCTTGAACCACCATTCTTTTTTCTTTTATCCATAATTGATATTTTATTGATTAATCAATCTTTATTATATAACGTAAATTTATAGCTAATTTTTTAAACACCACAATATCCTGAATCACATTCATTAAAATCATCATCAAATAAAGATGTTTGTTTGAAGCTATTTTTAATTTGTTTGTATGTAATACCATTTTTGAAAGTTCTAATATTATAACCTGTATCTTGTTCAGCATCTATAAACCATTTAAATTTATCTTTGTGTTTATCAGACATATGTTTTAATAATATTGGTGATCTATGAAAACATCCAATACAATTATTCATATATGCAAATCTAACAGGTTTGTTTATCCAGTATTTTTCTATAGTATCTTTATATATATTATTATTTATTAATGGGAACATAGGTTTTTGCCATTCTATATCTGCCCATTTGTTTTGTGTTTTTCTTTTACCAACAATAGCTTTCATTTCTAATAAACCATTCTTGTTTGTTTTTAATAACATTGTTTTTGCTCTACTTCCTTCATTTGCTCTATATCCAATTCTTGTTTCTATAGGTTTATTTATTTTATTGCGCCACCAATCAAAAATTGGTTTTAGTTTCATTTCTGTTGTACAAAATCTTTGTGTAACATTAGGTAAATACTTCTTATCATTTCTTACAATTATTTCATCAAAAGTTTTACCAGTAACCCAATCAATCTTTTGACCTATATATTGTTCTAAATCTAACATAGTATAAATTATCATATCATCTTCTAAAGTACCAATAAACTCAGTTCCTAATCTATCAGATACTTCTTGCCTTATTTTAGCATCTGGATACATACAATTTTTATCATCTGTTCTTACTAAAGAAAAAACATTATAGTCTGCTTTATAATTAGCTGCTATGTAACTTGATGTTTTACCCCCACTTAAAGAATTAACTGTTTTCAAGATGTGTTTAATTTAAATTACCTTTTTTATACTTTCTGCTACAGCTTTAACAACATCTACTGTTACAGCATTACCACACATCTTGTATCTTTGAGAGTCTGATATTAAACCATTTGTTCCATATTGTGTCCAATTATCTGGAAACCCTTGTAACCTTTCACATTCAATTGGTGTAAGTCTTCTTAACTGTTCTGATACTACAGCTTGTTCACATCCAGAATCAAGAGTTTGTGCTATTCCTTTTCCTACTCGACCTCTTCTAGTTGTACTTTTTAGGTTTTGATAATTAATTGTATCACCTTCTTTTGCAACTTCGTACCCTTTTTTATTATTTGTTTTAATTAATATTTCATTAGATTTTAAAGTAAGGGTAGGACTATTATTGTCTTGTCTCCATCTAAAACCCTCATCATATCTATAGTCTCCTATTTCTTGTGCATTGAGTTTACGTTCAATAATGTAACTTCCGTTTGCATCTCCTCTGTATCGAGCTGTGAGTGTATTTGTGTTTGTTTGTTGTCTTTGTAACTCATTAATCTTTTTATTGATTTTTTGGATAGGAAATACTTGTTGTCCACTTTTGTTTCCAAGATATCCGACAAGGTAGATTCTCTCTCTATTTTGGGGTAAAAACCACTTTGTATTAAGCAATTGCCATTCAAGTCGATAACCCCCAATGTTGGTAAAGGCTTGGATAATTGCCCAAAAGTCTCGGCCATTGTTTGAGGAGAAAGTTCCTTTAACATTTTCCCATATAAAAACACGTGGTCTACATTCGCTAATGAGTCGTATTGCTTCACTAATAAGGGAGCTTCGATTTCCCTGCATACCTTTACGTTTTCCAGCCAAGCTAAAATCCTGACAAGGTGAACCGAAAGTGATAAGGTCGATTTTGGGTAATTCTTTTCCTTGAACATCTGTAACTGAGCCGACATATTTACTATTTTTAAAATTATTTTTGTATACATCTATTGCATACTTATCTATTTCTGAAAAGTAAGATTCTATTTCAAATCCAGCTTTTTCAAAACCGAGATGGAAACCACCTATGCCACTAAACAAATCGAGATGTTTTAGTTTCATTTTTTATTTAGACTATAATCGTTTAAATACATTTCCATTGTAGGTTTAAAATCTCTAATTGATGTACAAGTAGGATGTTTTATTTTTAACATACCTTCCCACTTCATAAATAAAAACTCTATTTTTTTTAAATCTTTTTTACATTTTGAATAAGATACTTTTATAAACTCTCTAACACAATATGCTGCAACTATTTCTTTACCATAAATTTGTGTTAAGTTAGATAACTTATTTAATAAGTAATATGAAAAGTCTTTATCTTCTACTATTGCATTACCTGTTTTGAATTTTTTATTATTGTATGTAAAAAATAAGTGTATAATATTACCAACTGTTATGTTGTTTGTGTTTTCTAGGTAAGTTTGATAAACAAGATCATAATCATTATTAAACTTAGAAAATGCTTTTAAGTAATCAGCCATTGACCAAACTTTATTACCATTGTTTAAACTAATTATACAATTTAGATGTTCACTTTCTTTTTTAGTATTTACCCAATCAATTACATAAGCAGGGATAGTTTTTTGTTTTAATAATTTTGCACTATGTATTCTGTGATGTCCTTCTATTACATCTCCTTGACTAGATACTACTACAGGCATTAACCAACCATAATCTATTAGTTTAGATTTAAAGTTCTCAGCGTGTGTTTTAATCATATCTCTGTTAACCTTTGCTAACCTTAAATCCTTAATAGGATAATTAGCATTGTACTTACCTTTTTTTAATTTCTGTTTTGTCATAATTTTAAATTTAATTGTTTTCTATTTCTTTTTGTAAACAAGCTAGGGCTCTCCAAGCTACTTTTGCTGTGTGTCTTATTCCATCCTGGTCTATTGTTCCTGCATCTATTAGATGTCTAGCTAATGCATCAAAGTCATCATTAGATTTATTTCTATCCCAATGTAGAGGTTTACTAGGATGATGTTGTTTATTACCTACAAGGGATACTTTAGCTATTTCTACTAGAGCATCTGGGAAGTATTTTATTACTCCTGTGTATATAGGTATTTGTTTTCTTTTGTGTGTGTTTGTTTCCATTTTATTTTAATTGTTTTTTCCATTTTAATGATTTTTCCCAAAGCTGTAGTTTTTGTCCTACATCATCCATATAATCTTCTGGAACATTTTTTATTATTTTATACATTGGATGATTTAATTTATCTTCTAAGTTAGATACTTTGTTTTCTAAGTAATGTATTCTGTCTATTCTGTCATAACACAAATCAGATTTAAAAGTAAATATTTCTTCTATCTCTTTTAGTTTTGGATTGTGTTTAGAATAAAAAGGATATTGATTACTAGAATACAATACTGTAGAGTGGTCGCTACTCTTTCCATTTTCTTTATGAAATTGGGCAATATGTATCCATCTCATATTTAGTTTATGTTTAAGTAAGTAATTTAATAATGACCTTACTTCTATATACTTTCTTTGTCGTGTGTTCTTAAACACATCTAGTCCTGATAGTTCTTTAATTTTGTCAGCTATTTCTATTGGTGTTAAATTATCCATCAATTTGTTCTTAATTTTAAAAGGTTATAACATTCTGTGTATTTCTGTCTTGCTTTGCCTTTATATTTATCCTGGAATAAAAGATATAATTTTTTTGTGTATTGATATTGTGTTTTACAATTTTTGTAATATTTTTTTGCAAATGCTTTTCCTTTACCTTTAAAGTAATTTACATTGTCAGCTGTATCTCCCACTATCATTTGTTCATAGAAATTATATATAGCTTCTGATTTACTTATATTTATTATTTCTCTATGTTTATGATGATAGTTGTAAATTAAACAAGGGAACTGTCTATAGTCTTTATCTATACTAACAATCATTACATTTTCTTTTCCAGAAACATTACTTATTTCAAACCAATATTTTGCAACTAAGTCATCAGTTTCAATTCCAAAACCATATATACTATTGTATTGATCTTTAACGTATTGATGCATTTCGTGTAAGAGAGGTGGTAATTCTTGTTTTTTTCTATTAGCTTTATAAACAGGTGTAAGTATTTTTCTAAAGTTTCCTTTGCTGCCATTAAAAGTTATTACTTTTTCAATATCGTATAAATCTTCTAAATCATTTATTATTTTCATAAACTGATGGTCAAACTTAATCATTGCATCTTCTATGTTCTTATAATAAGGATAATCTCCTGGATTATCTTTTGACCTATAACAACTAGAAAAAATTAAGCTGTCTGCATCTACAAGTAAAATCATTCTTTTATTTCTTTATAAACTTTATATCCATTTTTATGTAAGAAGTTTATGGATTTCTTTATTTTTTTTTCATTTACCCTAAAAGCATTAAATATTTCGTTTTCGAATGGATGTACTTTTTTCATTTTTATTAATTTTACTTTGTATTTGTTTGAAGTTAATTTCTCTAAAATAATTATGGTTTAAATAGTTTAAGTATTTATTCATCTATTTAAAAATAATAGCTATTATAAGTGTTAAAAAAAGACCTGATAAAGACAAAGCTAAAACAATCATACTGTTTTTATACTGTTTGTCTGACCGACCTTGTCTTGATCTATATTGTCTAAACTTTTTCATACTATGCAAATATCCAAAGTGATGCCCAGAATAAAGCAAAGATTGATAATACAAATATAAATTCCGATACTAATCTTAATATTTTTTTCATTTGTTCTGTTTTTAATATTCATTAAATACTGAGATTAGTTAATCGCCACTGCGTAATACAACTGCCATATTTGTTTTCAAGTTCGCCCATAGACTGGGTTACGATTTCATTTCGTTACTAATCTTTCAAATAACTTCTCTACCTCGCTTGGGTATATCTATTCCATAGAGCTTGTTTAACTATCTTTTCCCTAGCACTCCCTAAGGTGCGTACTTACTTTATTTCAGTCGCTATTCAGTAATCAGCTTCGTTTCCAAGTTATGCGTCTTGTCTCCCTATGCGTTTTGCCTAATCTCAGTATATTAATGAACGTATTAATTATACTGCTAATATAGAACTATTTAACTTATAAACAAAACTTTATAACTATTATTTGTAAGAATCGTTTATATTTATTCGACTAGCTTGTGTTTCCTTGAGAAGATAAACATCTTTAAGTAGTCTTTTTTTTGTCCACATTGTAGTATCAGGACAATACATTTTAGTAGTTTTAGGAATTTCTAGTTTGTTTAACCAATACATATAATTACCTTTTGGGTCATTTACAAAATACAGCTTTACATACTTTTGATCTAGTTTCATTAAGTTGTCGTACTTGTCTTTTTCTAACATTTTGTCTTGATAGTATTTTTTACGAAACTTCATTTCTATAACACAATCAAAACCATAAGGTGTTTTACCAATAGCATCATAATGAGTATAACCTTTACCAGACCATTTTAAATCCCATCCATCAAGATTTAAAAGCATTACAACCGCCTGTTCCCATTTATTAATTTTTGCTATTCCCATTATCCCATATCACATTTAAGTCTTTAATCCACTTGTTTACTGTTTTTGGGTTGCAGGTACAGGGTTTGTAAAATGAATGTTTGTAGTATTTGCTGTGCAAGTTGCATACCAATGTAAATTCTGTGTTTGATATGATGTCGTTTGTTCCCATTCGAAATTGTTCCCAGTCTTTAAAATCATTTTTTTCAAATTTTACCATCTTTTAATTTTTATGTTGTTTAAGGCTTTCTTTCTTTTTTCACAATTACAGCTTTTGTATCCTAATTTTTTTGCTATATAATTTGCAATTTTTTTGCCTTGACCTAAAGTTAATATGGTTATTAATTTTTCTGTAATATCTCCTAATTTCATTTTTTATATTTTTTATATGCTATATATGTAACAACAGCTATAGTTATACATATTGGGCAAGGGTGTAATAATGCAATGTTCATAATAATTTTTTTAATTTGTTTTTTACTTTTTTGTATGTATTGTATAAAGAATAATATTGTATATAAGATTTCCTGGAAAACTCAGCTATACTTTCTCCTTCATTTATAATCTCAAAAACTTTTCTATCGTACCAATACATTTTTGATAAAGCGTCTTTTACTTTATCATAACTTTGTTGAAAGTTTACATCACTATTAGTTAATTGTACGTGGTCAAGCGGAACAATATTTATGTTTTTGCCTTTACGTTTTAAATCTAAAAATAATGTTCTAAGAGTTTTAAATATGTAATAATAATTAATATCATCTTCATACATTATATCAAGTCCAGACTCTAGTTTAAGTTGTATCTTAATGTACATCTCTTGTGTAATGTCTTCTGCAGTTCTTTTATTGCAGCCAAAAGTCATAACGATATCAACCCAAGTTTTGTGTTTCTTAAAGATCAGTATCATTTTTTCTTTTACCATAACTAATTTAAAGGGTCATATAAGTCATTTATAACATAAGGTATACCAAACTCGTTAACTTCAAAACTAAATGTCTCAAATGCATAACCCCTACTTCTTTTACATTTAACTGTAACCCATTCTTTATTTACAGTATTAGCTTCTAACTCAATATGAGTTTCCACCTTTTTTTCTAACATACTACCTAAATGTCCTGTCATTTTTGATGTTCCGAAGTTGTTATGAATAACGCTTAGTATATGGCAATTATATTTAGCTGACCATTCCATTAACTTTTGTACACAATCGTTTGACTGTTGTAAATCATTAACATCACTTACAAGGTCGGCAATTCCATCGATAATTACAAGTGAAGGGTTTGTTATTTTATTTCTCAAATAATATTCTATAAATTGTTGTCTGTGTAAATGACTAATAGTTCTTAGTCCAAAAGTGTGATATATCCCTGGATTAATTTTTGAATCCATATCATAAACTCTTTTAAAAACTTTTTGACAATGCCAAAGTCCTTGTTCTGTATCAAAGTGTATTAGGTGTCCTTTATTTCTATGGCCTTTAATTTTACCACCATATATATTTGAATCACTTAAGAACACAGAAGCTAGTAAACTAATAAAAAATGTTTTCTTTGTTTTAGGTGGTGCAGATACTACACTTAGATTTCCGTATGTTCCAAGTGGTATAGGTAAAAGTAAATCTCCTTTTTTTGATTTAATTAGTTTTTCTCCGTATGATAAAGCAACAGGTGGGTAGTCTATTAATTCTTTTGTGTTTACATAGCAGTCTTCTTCAATAAACTGCATAAGCATATTGTGTTCGGTTTGTTTTTGTGTCATTAAATAAATATATAAAAAAAAAGGTATGAATTATTAAAAACCCATACCTTATTATTATTAGTAAAGTTTTTTTTTTAGAATGGTAAATCAGAAGACTCTTTTACATAAGCTGACTCTGTTCCAGAAATAATATCAAGGTTTTCTTTTTTATCTTCTCTTTCTGCTAAATGAATATTGCCTTGTCCATTTTGTGCATCTTTAATCCACGCTACTTTACCATTACCAAAATAAAGAGGTGCTTTTCCTGCCTCTCTTTCTTCTGATGTTCTACTGTCCATTAAAGCTACGTTATTTCCATAACGAGTTTCATCCTGAACTGAGATTGTTAAGTTGTACCAAACTGCACCATCTTTACCTTTTACAAATTTTTCTTTAGGTAATTTAGCTACATTGATACTTGCATTAATAATTGCTCCCATAATTTAATTGTTTTTTAATAATTAATAGTTAATAATTCTTTTTCTATTTCTTTTGTCAATGTGTAATGTTCTTTAATGTCATTTATTTTTTTACCTCTTTTAGTCATTGCCTCTTTTGCATTTTTAAATTGTGGAGTGTTTAATAATAACTTAGGTAATTTTTTCTTTTTTTCTGTTGTGTTTATTGCATCAGAATCTTTTGTGTCATCAATTAAAAACAAGTTTCCTAAAGCATACTTTTTACCATAACTAGATGCAGTACCAAATTTTTGTGGTTTTTGCATACCTTTTTGATTTTCATCAACAGCTACTATAGCGTCTGATTTTATTTGATTAAGTTTATCTTGTATAATTGCTCGTGATCTTATTACACCATTTCCTAAATACTTTTCAGTAGTTGTAACATTTACTTTAAATTTTAATGTTAATGGTTTAATAGCTTCTAGTATATCTTCAGCACTTCTAAAATTGTATTTACCAAAAGAGTTGTACCTAGATTTTTTTACTTTTAATTCGTTTTGAATTTCTGTTAATTTGTTTAATAATGTTTTGTCCATTTTATTATTTATTGTTTGTTAATACCTCTAATTGTGCTTCTAAAAATTCTATTTTATTAGTTAATGAATCAACTCTATATGAATAAAATTTTATAAGATCATCTTTACCTTGATGTGAATAGTTTGTTCTTACGTTATCTATATCCATTATTCTATATGTGTTAAGGTTGATTTTAACCAGAATAATTTATTTTGAAATAATTTCTGATTTTTAGTGTCTTCCATTAAAGTTGCGTGTTGTAACATAACCTCTAATGTTTTAATTTGTTTTTGAATGTCTGTTTTTTGTGTTTCCAATTTGTTTGTTTTTAGTTATTAATATATAACAAATATAAACAAAAATGTTTATAAAACAAATACAGGCACAAAAAAAAAGGATTAACTACTTAGCTAACCCTCTTTCTCATTAATGACAAAACAAACAGAATATAAATATAATGTTAATCCATTAAATCTACAAAGTTTTTATACCTTAATATTAAATCTTTTATTTCTGGATTACTTAGTTTTATTATTTGTTTAGATTTTAAATATAATCTTTCAGCTGTACCTGAACCATATTTTATGTCAAGTTTATTACCGAACACATATTGTTCTCCGTATTTAAACACATTACATCCAGCACATTGTACTTGACAATTTACCTCATCCCATCTAGTTGAATAGTATTTACGACTTTGAAAATGCCCGTTTTGTAGTTTTTTCCAGTGATCTTTTTTACCACAAGTAATACAAGTTGCAATATCATTTACAGCATTTTTTCTTCTAATATATATACTAAATATTGTATCTAGTTTTTTTACTAATTTACTCCTAGTAAGTTTCTTAGGCATTATTTATCTTGGTGTTGTAGAAATTGTTTACCCATTTCAGGGTTTATTTTTTGTATAATTTTATATATATATGTACTATTTCTTTTTACAGTTTCTATTTCTTTTTTTGTAGAATCTATACCACAATTTGTATATTGATTTACATCTATTTCTAGTAATATATCTATTTTTTCTTTGTTACCTATAGTCTTGTAATCAAATATTTTATCTATAATTTCTTTTTTATATTTCATACTAGATAAATGTAATAAAAAAAAAACAAAAAAAAACCCTACAAAAAGAAATAAAAAAAAAGATTTATCTGAACCAACTGGAGTGTTTACCTGAAGTTTAGCACCTTAAACTGATGTGCGACAGTTTGACAAATATATAAATATTTTTTTATTTACCTTGTCCTCTATACTTTTTTTTGAATTTTACTTGACCTTTACTTGCGTTTTTAGAATGTACACCAGGTCTTTTTGTTCTTTTAGATGGTAAGTATTTACCTATTAAAACTTTAGCCATTATTTTTTTAAAATTTTAGCTGTTTTTTCTATACCTCTACTTGTAAAATAAAATCCTAAACTCATAATTACTATTTGACCTAATAAATCTACATATTGATCTTGTATATTAAAATCACCTATATTTCCATCACTTACAGAAAATAATGTATATAGTAATAAACTAAATATTGTAAGAAGTGGTCTTATGTTTTTGCTTAACCAACTGTCAGAAATCATATCTGACTTATGTCTAGTAGTAATTTCTTGTTCTAAAGATAATTCAGCTGCAATAAAAACTTCTTGCATTTCTTTTTCGAACTTAGCTTTTTCTACTTTACTAAAAGTATGTTTATCTATTATGTTAGATATTTTTTCTGCAATACTAACACCTGAATTACCAAATAATTTTGCTAATATTGTTTTCATCTTCTAAATACTTTTTTTTCTAAAGCATCTATTCTTGTGTCTAATTGCTTTTCTATTCTAATGTCTGTATTTTCTAAAACTTTAATTTTTTGTTCAACAATTTCAAGATTAATTTCTTGTTGTACAGGTAATTTTTTAGCAATCTCAATTTCTGATTTTAAAGCTGAATAAGTAAGCGTTAAAGATATAATACCACCTACTACCATTATTATGGTTTTTAAGTCTAATTGGATGTCTTTTACACCATCACCATCGATATCTATGTTTACGTTTTTCTTCATTATTTTTTTTTGTCCTTATTCATCAAATACCATTTTTGTACTGTATAACCTATTGTTACACTAAGAAGTATAATCTTTAGCATCATATCTATGTTTGTAAGGGATATTCCAAAGCTGCTTAAATTAATTGCTATAGTTTTGTAGTCGTGTATCATTTTTTGTCAATTTGTTTGAGTTTTTTAATTGCCCAATTTA